TGATGACGTATTGTTGCCTTTTCTATGGAAGAACGAGAATTACAATATAGCTCACAGCAACACAACCACAGAGGGAACTCTTTACTTTGAAGAAGTAGTTACCGGCACATACTACGTTGGACAGTCAGTAACCATTACCAAGAACGGCACTCCTTTTAATGGCACAAAGACCATTACAGGCGTTGGTGAAAACACCATTACTTTTGCGGTGACTGGTAGCCCTACGCCTGCTGAATACCACCCTTGCGTTCCTTTTGGCATTGTCTCTGGCGTAACACAGAATACCTATGCAACAATTCCAGCAGTTAGAGAAGCAAGCCTTATGATTTGCGTATCTATTTGGACTGCTCGTCAGACTAACTCTGGCAATGGTATGCAACCCGACGGATCTATGGGCAACATGTATTCCATGTCCTCACAGCTTATCGCTCGCGTTCGAGGACTTATTGCTCCTTACCTAGCACCTAATTCTATGGTGGGCTAATGCCAGCGATAACTACACTTCGCACTTCGATAGCGACGGCTTTAGCCGATAACACAAAGTATTCAGTTTATTCTTTTCCACCTGCCACGCCCATTGCTAACAGCGTTATTGTGACTCCTGCCGATCCTTATATCGTTCCAAGCAATAACGATTACACAGCAATTGCTCCAATGGCTAATTTTAAGATTTCTATCCTTGTCCCGTTGCTTGACAACGAGGGCAACCTTGCTGGCATCGAAGCCGACGTAGTTCGGGTGTTCGCGCTCCTTGAAGCGTCCAGCATTGTATTTAACGTGGGAAGCGTGAGCGCGCCTAGCGTCCTGTCAATCGCTTCCGGAGATTTACTGACTTGCGATATTGCAATCAGTACCCTAACGGAATGGAGCTAATCGATGGACGATTGGACAAAGGAGCAAGCCGACTTTCTAATCAAGATTGGTCAGCTTCCACCAGCAGCAGAAAACGCACCAAAACCAACTACTAAGAAAGACGAGGAATAACCTAAATGGCAGTATTTCTAAGCAACAACGTAGGCGTGAAGGTTAATTCAGTTGATCTTAGCGACCACGTTACAGCAGTAACAATCAATCGCGCTTTTGATGAACTTGAAGTAACAGCAATGGGCGATTCAGGACACAAGTTTGTCAAGGGTCTTGAAGCATCATCTATCACAATCGACTTCTTAAACGACACAGCATCAGCAAACGTTCTTGCAACACTCCAGGCAGCATGGGGAACAAACGTTCCAATCGTGCTTCTACAGACAAAAGGAACAGCAGTTTCAGCGACTAACCCTCTCTACACAGCAACATGCCTTATTAACAACACAACCGATATCAACGGCGCAGTTGGAGATATGTCCACACAGAGCATTACTTTCAATGTTTCAGGTACAATCGCTGTAGCAACAACAGGTTCATTCTAAACAACTAACTAAGGGGCTAACAATGGCAAAACTCAAAGTAACAAGGGCTGATGGACAAGTACAGGAGTTTGAGATAACTCCGGTGCTGGAATACAGCTTTGAGCAATATGCTAAGAAGGGCTTTCATAAGGCTCTTATTGAGGATCAGAAGCAGTCAGATGTTTACTGGCTGTGCTGGGAAGCAATTAGACGTTCGGGTGAAACAGTCAAACCCTTTGGAGAACAGTTCTTAGAAAGTCTCAAATCTGTTGAGGTCTTAGAATCTGATTTTTTAGGGTAGATCGGAACTCCCTCACCTATCTCGCAGCTCGCTTGAGTTACGAGTATGGAGTTCCCTTCCAAACCATTGTCGAACTTCCGGCTATGGCGTTTAAGGCACATATTGAAGTCCTCAAGGACATAGCGAAGGAGCGAAACGATGCCAGTAAAAATCGAAATCCGCGGCAACGCTGATCTTCGCAAAGCAATGCGTCGTTTCACTCCTGACCTTGAGAAAGCTCTTAAAAAAGAAATTGGTTTAGCTTTACGGCCTGTGGTAACACAGGCTAAAGGCTTTGTACCTAGCGTTTCACCTATGTCAGGATGGCAAAGCCGCTCATTCAGCGAAGGCAAGTTTCCCACTTTTAATCGTGGAACAATTGTTAAAGGGATCACTTATAAATCAACACCTAGCGCAATAAACGAGAATGGCTTTAGTTCAATGGCTAGCGTCCAAAACAATAGCCGCGCAGGTGCAATCTATGAAAGCGCAGGCCGCGCTAACCCACAAGGACAACCATGGGTAGGACCAAAAGCCGGAAGCAACAGCAATAAATTTAGCAAGTCAAACAACCCTCGCGCTGGTGCGCAGTTTATAAACAACTTGCCACCATTGGTTTCAAGTCTAAAAGGACGAGGACGCCTTATCTATCGTGCATGGGCCGCCAACCAAGGCAAAGCAGAAGGCGCAGTTATGAAGGCAATTGACACAGCATTGACAGAATTTAGACGTAATGCAACTCAAGGCAAATTAGGAAAGGCAGCCTAATGGTCGTAAGAGAAGAAATTGTAATTGGTTCAAAAGCCGATACTCGTGGATTTAAGAAGGCTGACACAGCAGCCGCAAAACTAAACAAGACAATCAAAAGCCTTGCAGGGACTTTAGGAGTTGCTTATGGTGCAACTGCGTTAGTTTCATTTGGCAAAGCCGCAGTTAAGGCTTTTGCTGCTGACGAAGCCGCCGCAATAAGATTATCCACAGCTGTTAATAACCTTGGCATATCTTTTGCCAATCCCGCAATTAACAAATATATTCAAGAACTAGAATTAACAGCCGGTATTGCAGATGATGTTTTGCGTCCGGCGTTTCAAAAGTTGCTTACAACGACAGGATCATTGACCCAATCACAGAAGTTGCTTAATGACGCAATTACAGTCAGCCGCGCAAGTGGCATTGATTTGGCCACTGTCTCTCAAGATTTGGCTAATGGCTACGTTGGCATTACTCGTGGACTTAAAAAATACAACACTGGCTTAACTCAAGCGGAACTTAAGTCTAAATCATTTTCTGACGTTTTAGGCATTTTGCTTAAGCAATCTGCTGGAGCAGCTAACGCCTATCTTGCAACTACATCATTCAAGTTTGACGTTCTTACTGTGGCAGTCGATAATGCCAAGGAAGCAATCGGTAAAGGTCTTGTCGATGCCCTAGCGCGAGCCGGTGGTGGTACTGAGGTTAAAGATGCAGTCAAAGCAATTGACGCCATAGCCAAAGGTATTAACGCAATTACCCTTGCAACCGGCACAGCAGTAGGCGGTTTGACTAATGTACTTTCATTGCTCGGCAAGTTGCCTAAAAATATTTTCCAAGGCTTTGTAGGAGCGCAAGGTGGCATTAACACACGCCCATCAGTTGCCCCTAAGACCGAAACTGTCAGCATGACTGCCCAGCAAAAGGCTCTTGCCAAGTTGGAAAAGGATGCAGCAGCTCGAGCTAAGAAACTAGCAGACGCCCAGACAAAGGCAGCCAAAGCATTAACAGCCGAGCAGAAGAAGCAAGCTGTACTAAAAAAGGCTGGCTCAATTTTTGACCTAGAGCAAATCCAACTTATTGCTGCCCTCAAAGGTCAATTATCTGATGAAGATCGTAAGCGCGTAGAACTTCAGTTTGCTTTGCTCACAGGCAACACCAAGGAAGCCCAGTTGCTTACTTATGAAATAGCCAGGGCTCAAGGTCTAAGCGAGCAGATTGCGAAAGACCTTGCAAGCCTTCCACAAGCTGCAAATCCCTTTGCTTCATGGTCTGCTTACCTAGATGAACTTATGACCAAGGCTAGACAGGTTGCAAACGTAGGAAGCGCGGTAGTTATCTCTGGCGGCGGCGGTGGTGGCATCAATACAGGCACAGGCAACTATGGCGGTCTTGCAGGGGCAGGACAAGCAGGTGGCGGTGGTATGCCAGTTACAAACGTGGCAGTATTGCCAAAAGTAACTCCTAACCTTGGCTCAAATAACTATGGTGGACTAGGCGGAGCGGGAATTTATGGCGGCGGCGGAGCGCCAGTCATCGTGCAAATTGACGGCAAGGCAGTAGCCTCTGCATTACAAGACTCATCTCTTTCAGGAATCGGATCATCAGTTAATCGAATTACAAGCGAGAGATAAATGGCGCTACCAGCAACTATCTCGGTATCCTTCGACTTCTCATCTGGCGCTACCTTTGGTTATCCCTTTACCATCGGCGACTCTAAATATGGAATTCTAGGTACTGGCACGCTGGCAGGTTCTACAGTTCCAGAACCAATAGTTGACTTAACTCCTAACGTTCGCAGCATTACCATTGATCGTGGTCGCAATATCCAGTCCGATACTTATGTATCAGGCACAGCAGTTATAAGAGTCTATGACCAAGATGGCTCATGGAATCCACAGAACGTAAATTCCATTTATTACCCATACCTAGTGCCACTTCGCAAGATTCGTGTATCAGCCACAACAGCCACATCTCAAAAGTTTTTATTCTCTGGTTACACAACAGAGTATAGATATACCTATGACCAGGCAGAAAACGTTGGTTATGTGGATATCTACGCGGCTGACGCTTTTCGCCTATTTAACCTTGCCCAAATCACAACTGTGGCAGACTCCGGTGCAGGACAGGCAACAGGCACACGCATAGGCAAGATTCTTGACCAGATTCAATTCCCTAGCAGCATGAGAACTGTTAGCACCGGCAACTCACTTTGCCAGGCTGACCCAGGCACACTTCGCCTATCTTTAGAAGCTTTGAAAAATGTTGAGTTCTCAGAACAGGGTTCTTTTTACATCGACGGCTCGGGCACGGCAATCTTCAAGAGCCGCAATCAAGTAGCTTCATCTATCTCTGGCACTCCCATTGAGTTCAACCAGACAGGCGGTATTCCTTATCGCAATCTAGTCTTTGCCTTTGATGACAAGCTCATTATTAACACAGCCAGTATTCAGCGCATAGGCGGCACAGCCCAGACTTATCAAAACGCTGCAAGCGTGACTAGGTACTTCCCTCACCAATATTCAGCCCAAAAGCTTGTCATTGATACCGATGCCAATGCCCTCAATATTGCTGCAACCTATGTGGCTACCAGAGCAGAGACAGTAATCCGCATCGATGCCATGACTGTTGATCTACTAGACACAGCAGTCCCAACAGACACAATGATTGGCTTGGAATACTTTACCAACGTCAGAATCTCAAACGTCCAGCCGGACAATTCAACCATCATCAAGACCTTGCAGGTGCAGGGGCTTAAATGGGAAATCAGCCCAAATGCAATGCAGGTAACAGTTACAACACTTGAGCCCATCGTCGATGGATTCATTATTGACAGCGCAGAACGCGGTATAATTGGCGCGTCTGCAATGACTTACTAGGAGATATAAATGGCAACAGGCTTTCCAAGCGCAACGGGAGATATCCTCACAGCGGCAATGTTCAACGGGCTTATTACTTTTACTGTTGGATCAGACCAGACAGCGGATTACACAGCAGTATTAACTGACCAATACCAGACCTTAGTGCCTATGAACAAGGCAACAGCAGTAGCCTTTAAGATTCCTACCAATGCCTCTGTAGCCTTTCCAGTAGGCACAGCAATCACAATTCTTAACAAGGGTGCTGGCGCGGTAACAATCTCGGCAACTACCTCTGGCACAACCACAGTTCTTTCAGCTGGTGCAACAGCAGCTTCTCCTACGCTTGCCCAATATAAATCAGCAGTTTGCATAAAAACAGCTACTGACACTTGGTACGTTGTGGGAGCTATTGCATAATGCTTAATAATTGTGTTGGAATAATATCTGGGACATTGGCTAAACCCGTTGTAACGGGCGGCACATTATCTTCTGACGCAACTTATTTTTATAGAACATTTACAGCAAACGGAACATTAGGCGTTTCAGGCGCTACATTGACTTGTGATATTTTGGTAATTGGCGGCGGTGGAGCTGGTGGACGTGGCGTAGGCGGCGGCGGTGGAGCTGGTGGACTATTAGCGTTTGCAAGTCAAGCAATTACAACTAATTCAGCAATTACAGTGGGCGCTGGCGGCGCAGAACCAACATCCGGTGTTGAAGTTAGCGGGAATCCTTCACAGTTTGCAGCATTGACGCAATCTGATGGCGGCGGTGGTGGTGGAGATGCAGCCAATGGCTTGACAGGTGGTTCTGGCGGCGGTGCCGCTGGCGCAGGTACATTTACTGGTGGTTCAGCTACTAGCGGTCAAGGTAGTGCAGGTGCAAACACATCGGGTTCTGGCGGAGATAATGGCGGCGCAGGTGGTGGTGGTAAAGGCGCTGTGGGCAGTGGAAACAGTGGATTAAATGGTGGCGCTGGTGGCGTTGGTGTAAATACTGTAACTAATTGGGGCTCATTTGCAGACGTAGTTGCTGCCGCAAGTGTTGGGTCAGGCGGATATTTTGCTGGCGGTGGAGCTGGCGGTTCAAGATCATACGATGGCGCCAATGGCGGTGCTGGCGGCACCGGCGGTGGCGGTAACGGCGGCGGACAGAATCAAAATTCAACAGCTGGCGCGGCTAACACTGGCGGTGGCGGTGGCGGCGGTACTAACGATTCTCCAAACAAGGTAGGACGTGCTGGCGGTTCTGGAATTGTGATTGTCCGATATACGAAAGTCCAGGTGTAATTATGAGTCATTGGGCAGAAATAGATTCTGACAATAAAGTTTTAAGAGTCCTAGTCGGTGATAACAATGACCCAGCAGGAGATGAAGGATATTCCTGGTTGCTTGACAACCTTGGCGGTAATTGGTTAAAGACTTCATACAACGGCAACATAAGATTTAACTTTGCTGGTATTGGATTTACCTATGATCCAATTGACGATGCTTTTATTTCTCCAGTTCCATGTGAACACACAGAATTGATACTTACAAACGACAAGAAGTGGGAATGTAGTAATGAAGCCCATCTTGTGTAAAGCCGGACAGCAACTTAGGGAGCAGTTCGATGATACTTACCCGGATAGAGATAGAACCTCGGACGGCTGGATTGGCGACACTCGTCATTCAGCACGTCCTTCTGACCACAATCCTGATGCAGAAGGTATCGTCAGAGCCATTGATATTGACCGGGATTTATCTGGAAAGGCAAAACCTGACCTCATGCCTGACCTTGCGGATCAGATACGACACGCAGCAAAGTCTGACCCAAGAATTGCTTATGTCATCTTCTCGGGCAAGATTGCTTCCCCTCGCATGGGCTGGCGCTGGCGCAAGTATTCTGGAATCAATAAGCATGACC